GAGAGAGACGCGGATGACGCTATCGCCGGTCGCCATCGCTCAGCCTTCGGAGGATGTACTCGGCGTCGCCCCAGCGAAGGCCCTTCACCCCTTCGAATCCCCAGCCGGTGATGATCCCGAGGTCGATGGCAATGCGTCGCGCACCGTGAGGCTCGCGAGCTGCTGCCAGTCGGGCGGCTTCCCGGAGGTCCGCAACCGATGGACGAACAGCATCAGGACCCGCTGGTGGGCCGCCCGCGACAGGAGTTGCGTGATGTCCTTGCCCGAGGCGTCCTCGGCCGCCATCATCTCGCCGAACGTCAGGCTGTCCACGTCGATCGTGATGTCGAGGACCTTCTCGGGCATGTCGGACCTCCCTCATGGCGTCTCGCGGCCGACCCGGCGGACCAGCACGGCGATCTCCTTCTCGTACTTCGCGACGACCTCGTCGTGACGCTGGGCCAGGGCGTCGAAGATGAACGGCTGGGGCACGATGTGACGGCGGTGCCAGCCGAAGTGGATCGGGCCCGCATAGGGCACCTTCCTGCCACCGGCGGCGATGTAGCCGCGACTCTTGCTGGCCCCCGGCCGGATCGACTTCTTGAGGCGCCCCGAGCGGACGGGCACCAGCGCCTGGGCGCGCGTCGCGACGAGCCCCGCCGCGTCCCGGTTGACCTTGGTCAGGTCCTTGATGTTGCCGTCCATCCGCTTGAGGGCGCGCGACAGCTCCTTGAGCCCTTCGACCTCGATGACGTCAGGCCGCCCGACTGCGGCCATGGCTAGGGCGTGATGTCGAGGACGGGCGTCCCGTTGATGGGCAGGGTGACCGTCGAGGTACTGAAGACGTTGGCCTCGCCGCCGTAGCTGATCGGCACGAGCGTGACCGTGCCCGCCATCGGCGGCATGTCGGCGTCGCCGGTCGCCGAGCCCGAGGGATGGGCGTTGAACGCGAAGGGGACCTGGTCGCCGCGGTTCTCGAACAGGTACCAGGCGAGCCCGGGGCGGGTGCTGTCCCAGTCCTGCACGCAGGTGAGTTCGAGCGACCACGATTCGGGCTCGGCGTCCTGGTGGGTGACGCCGTCGAGAGTGACCACCTTCTGGACCGCGCCTGGCTCGGCCACGACCCGCGCCGCGGTGATGTCATCGGAGAAGTCGGTCGGGCTCGAGCCCAGGGTGAAGTGGACGATCTTGGGGATCTGGGGTACGGCTGCCATCGGGGCCCTCCTACAGGTGGACTGCGGTCGTGACGGAGATGTCGGCAGTGAGCTGGTCGCCGCCTGCGATCTGGCGGACACCATCGGCGCCGATGCCCGCCACGCGCCAACCGGGCAGGGCCCAGAGGGCGGCCAGCTTCTCGGCCACGAGGTCGCCGAGAGCCGCCGAGGCTTCGGCGTCATCGCCGGGATAGCCGACGGCACAGGTGACCCGGAAGCCCCATTCGGTGCCCGACCCGCCGAGCGGCGTCAGGTCCGAGCCGTTGGAGAAGACGTAGCAGGCCGGCGGATCGACGGGAGCCCCCGACGCCCCGACGGCCGTCACCAGCTCGTCGCGCGCCTCGCCGAGGGTGGTCATCCGACGCCGATGCCGGCGGTCGAGTGGATCCGGTAGAGGACCGGCTTGACCGCCCGCAGGCTGTCCGCGCCGAGACGCACGGCATCGCCATCGGGCCCGACCGAGAGGATGCCGTGCGGCGCGGCGCGGCTATTGAAGAGGGCCGCCCCGTCGGAGAGGGCGGCGACCTCCAACTCGTCGACGCCCCCCCCGGAAGGGGTCTCGCCATCGAGGAGGGCGGCGATGCCCCCCTCGATGGCGTCGGCGCAGCTACTCGCCCAGGCGGTGTCTCCCGCCGTGGGCGAGGTCTTCCCGACGTGGGTCAGGATCGCTGCGCCTGTGACGTATGTCACGCGGCAGTGACCGACAGGCCGCCGAGACGGGTGCCGACGACGAGATAGGCCCAGATGCCGAGGCGGACGGCGGAGGGCCCGGTGTACTGGTCGTAGCTGAAGCGGGCGATCGACGACTCGTAGATGACGTAATCGTCGGCCCGCGTGGTAACCACGACGTTGGCCGTCGAGGCATAGGACAGATAGGTGGTCGCGCCCAGGATCGAGCCCGCCACGCCGCCGGTCGCGACCGTGCCGTCGGCGTTCGTCGGATTGAGCAGCGGCATCTTGGGCCGGCCCGTCGTGTCGGCTTCGGCGAGCAGGACCGCGAACAGGGCCGACGGCACGAACTGCGCCTGGGCCGGCTTGAACCGGGTGCTGTAGTACTTGACCACGTTGCCGAGCGCGCCGGCGAACGGGGTCGCCGCGGTGATGGCCGTGCCCGACGCCGAGGCGCCGGCCTCGACGGCGGTCTTGATGACCGTCTCGGACGCCTGGGCGTAGGCCTCGATCATGTCGGCCAGGATCATGTTCGCGGCCGAGGGATCGCCGCCGTCGAGCGCCTGCCGTGACACGACGGTCTCGGCGCCGTACAGCAGCGGGGTGGCCGTGACGGCGGTCGTCGCGAGGTCGGACGCGGCGGGGTTGACCGCCTCGGCCGACTGGACCGCGACCGTCGTCGAGGTCGTGACCTTGGCGAAGATCTTGGGCGTCGCGTCGCTGATGGCGACCCGGTTGAAGAAGCCACCCATCGGCCGGCCCTTCAGGATCCGCGGCGTGAGCAGCCCCGGCAGGTAGTCGTTGGGATAGGCGCCCGGGATCTCGGACGACAGGACGTCGCCCGCGAACGCGGCGGGCCCGAGCCGCTCGATGGAGCGCGACACGTCGCCGAGCTGCAGGTAGTGACTCGCCTGCCGCTCGGCGGCGCCCGTGTCGCCCTCGCGCGAGTGCATGAGGTCGGCCAGGAAGTTATGGCCCGAGCCCGCGGCGTAGACCGACGGCTGACGGGTGATGATGGCCGGCGACGAGCGCAGCCGCGCCACGGTCGCATCGGCGGCGATCGCCGCGGCGACGGCCTTCGGGGTGTCCTCGACCTCGGTCTCGTCCTGCGGCGTCTCCGCGGTGGTCTCGTCCATCGTTCCCTCCATGCGGGCGACCCTTGCCCCGTCGAATGCCGGTGAATCGGCGCCGGCGATGCCGGTCAGGTCCGCCTCGGCCCAGATGATCGTGCCGTCGCGGCCCTTGCGGACCTTGTCGGGCAGATCGGCCTCGATGGACACGCCGTTGAGTCCCGCTGCCACGTCGCGCAGGTAGGCGTCGCCCTCGGGCCCCTCGAAGATGGCCGCCCGGAACTCGACGCCCCGCGCGCTCTCCGACAGGTCGGTGACGACGCCCGACGCTCGCGTGCCGTGCGCCGTCCGGTAGGGCATCCGCGCGCCGTCCTCGCGGTTGGTCCAGGCGCCGACCGACTTCGCGAAGGCGCCCGACTTGAACAGCATCCGGCCCATCGACGTGCGGGCGGTGACGGTGTCGTAGGGGACGGCGAGCCCGACCACCGCGCGGGGGTCGTCCTCGGCGAGACGAAGCCCCGCCTGGGCGGTCGTGGTGACCCTCACGACTCGGGCTCCTCGTTCTCGGGCCCCGGCTGGACGATGGGGATGGGCGTGCTGCCCTCGTGGGTCCGATCGTGGACCGCCGCGACCACCTTGCGCTGGAGGGCAAGCTCCTTCGCCCGCGCCGCGTCGGCCGGGTCGGCCGGCTGGACCTCGGGGGTCTCCTCGGACGTGCTGCTGGCCTTGGCCATGGGTGACTCCTTACTCGCTGGGCTGCGGCTGCTGCTGGGCTGGACTGGCTATGGGCTCAAGCTGTGACGGCTCCTCGATGGGCGGCAGGCCGAGCGTCTCGCGGGCCTCGTCGACCGACATGACGGGCTTGCCGCCGGTCATGAGCTGGAGCGCCTGCGCCTGCGCGATCTGGGTGCCCGCGGTGAGCCGCCGGATGTCCATCGTGATGTGGCGGCCGCCCGGGAGCAGATCCGAGAGGGCGTCCTCGATCATGCCGATGTAGTTCTGGAGGGTGTAGCGGACGAGGTCGTGGTTCGCCGATTCCGCGCTGGAGTACGTCTCGGAATCGCCGGTCGGCGCGTTCAGGATGCGGGTCGGCACCCCGAAGTAGCGGCCCACGTCGGCGACCTGCTCGCGCCGCGCCTCGACCGCCGCCTGCTGGGTCGGGTCGGCGCCGAACGACTTGGCCGAGGCGCCGCCCAGGACCGCGGCGTAGTCGGGCCCGAGCTGGCGCATCGATGTCCAGGCCGACGACAGCGCCTCGGCCTGCGCCGGCTGGAGGGCGTTGGGCGTCTCGATGATGGTGGTCGGGCTGCCGCCGGCCTGCCAGTAGCGGCTGGCGTAGCCCTCGGCGGCGATGGCCGCGGCGAGCGTGATGCGGGCGAGGCGGATGACCCCCCCGGCGTCGTCGGTGATGCCGGGGAGCGGACTACGGTGCATGATGACGAGGTCCTCGCGGCTGACCTTCTCGGTGCCGACCCAGAACTCCGACGGCGGCAGGATGGACAGGCTGTCGGTCGCGATCGGTTGGACGATGCCGGGGTTCAAGGGCAGGAGCGCGACGGGCACGCCCTCCGAGTCGACGCCGCCGACCTTCAGCGCGTAGGCCACGTCGTACAGCGCCGCGGTCGAGACCATGAGGCTGACCCATTCGCGCCGGGTGAGGTCGGGGTAGGGGCGGCGTGCCAGGCGCGACGGCGGCAGCTCGAGGTTGCCGCGCATCTCGCGCCAGTCGAGCTGGCTGACGCCGTTGCTCAGGATGTCGATGCAGCGCCAGACGGAACTCAGGCCGAGCGCGGTGGTGGAGGTGACGCCGCCCCCGACGAGGCCCGCGTCGGCGGTGGGGAACCCGATATACGTCCGCGTCGCCTCGAAGCGAGCGGGTTTACCGAACCAGAAGTCCCTCCACCGTCCCACCGCGGCGAACGATACGCCCGGAAGGGTGGAATGTCACGCTCAGGCCGACATCTTCGGGATGTAGAGCGTCGGCGCACGCTGGGCGTAGACCGCGGCGTGGGCGGCGAAGGTCATGGCCATCACCGCGTCGATGGGCCCCGCCGAGTGCTGCCGGCTGAAGCGGAACATGCCCTCCGAGCCGATGCCCTTGCGGGCGACGGTCGGGATCTGGGCGTCGATGAGCGGATCGCCGACGGCCAGGCGGCCGGCCAGGATCATCTCGGACACGTCCATGCAGGCGGCGACCACGGCCCCCGGCTTCAGCTCGTCCCAGGGCCGCCCGGTCTCCTCGGCATCCCGCCGGAAGCGTGCCGCCGCTCCCGAGACCGCGTCGTAGGCGATGACCTCGACGGGGTCGGGGAAGGCTCCGATCTCTGCAACAAGTCGGTCAGCCGTGAGCGCATCCTCGCGAGTTCCTCGGAGATCTCGATAGACCTCGACGGCGACCCGTCCGTCGGATCGGATGCCGGCCGCGGTGATGGTCGCGCGGGACCAGTCGGGCGCCACGTCGCACGCCAGCGAATACGCCCCGACGTAGCCGTCCAGAGGGCGGTCAACTCGACAGGCGGCCCAGACACCGGGATTGAAAGCCGACTCGGCGCGGACATCCAGCCAGTGATTGAGACGCTCCCGCCGCCATGACGAGGCCGGGAGGATGGCGTATTCGGCCTTGATGGCGTCGCGAGTGAGCCGGCCATCGCCAAGCGCGGGATTAGCCTGGCGGATCTGCGTCCAGTCGAGCTGTGCATCGGGGTCCCCGCTTTCCCACCATGCGCCGTAGAAGGCCGGGTCGGGCGCCTCGTCGCCCTGCGCCTGGCGACGTAGCCGGTCGTAGAACGAGCGGAGCACGACGCTGTCGAGGTGACCCGCCGTGCTCGTCATGAGCAGCAGCGGCGACGGCTGCGCGGCGAGCAGTGGCGACACCGCCTCGTACATGTCCCAGTCGCGCTGGGTCAGGATCTCGTCGTAGGCGACGAGCCCGGCCGATTGTCCTCGGATCGAGCCGGGCTCGGAGGTGATGGTGTCGAAGAACAGGCCGTCGCGCTCGATGCCCACGAAGCGCGACAGCCGCACCGGCGGCCAGTCGGCCCGTTCGCCGTACTTGCGCGGCGGCTTCTTCGTCAATCGCTCGATGCGCTGGAGGTCGGTCATGACGCCGCGGTAGATCAGGCGCGCCTGCTTCGCGTCGTGGCCCGCCGCGAGGACCGTGCGCCACTGACCGAGCACCGGGTTCGCGCCACCGGCAGCCGGGTCGAGCAGCCAGCCGATGATGCTGCGGACGATGATCGACTTGCCATTCTGGCGAGCGGTCGAGATGAGCGCCGTCCGGTGGATGAGCGTTCCATCGGCGCGGTGACGGAGCATCTTGCTGATGGCGTACTCCTGCCAGCGCCCGAAGACGACGCCCAGCTCGCGCCTCGTCCAAGACACGACCGCTTTCCCGTAACTCCCGGTAACTCCGGCGGGGTCGGGGGTCTCCT